TAAATTCAGTCAGATGGTAAAAAGACCTGAAAAGCCTTTCTTTATATAGGTTGCTATGGTAACACTCACTCAGCCGAAAGGCGTATAAAGAAGGAGGCAGTAATCATGAAAAAATCTTTTACCATCGGCCAGCTGGTGGCTACGCGCGGTGTACACGATCTCATGCAGGAGAATCCCGACTTTAACCATTTTGCTCAGAGCGCCTTCCTCAAGTACCGCCGCTGTGATTGGGGCGACACTTGCGAGAGCGATAAGGCACAGAACGACAGCGCTGTTGCCAATGGCGATGACCGCATTCTCGCGGTATATGACCACCCGGATCATCCGGACTGGAAGCTCTGGATCATTACCGAATGGGACAGGAGCGCAACGACGCTGCTTTTTCCCAGCGAGTATTGATGGAGGTGGGCCTATGAACCGCGAATTGGTCAAGGAACTCCGGGCGATCTACCCGGCAGGCACCCGTGTAGAACTGGTTCAGATGGATGATCCTTACCGGTACATGGAGCCGGGCCTCAAGGGTACGGTCAAGGCTGTGGACGATATGGCCACCATTCACATCGCATGGGACAACGGCTCCAGCCTCGGCGCAGTGTACGGCGTTGACATCATCCGCAGGCTGTAATGCGACAACCGGCCAGCGAGGCCGGTTTTCCGTTCGTGCTTTCTTAAAGAAAAGTTCAAAGTGAGCTTGTCTTTTATGGGTGTCTCTGATAACACTGAGTCACCAAATGACAGGAGGCACCCACGATGAAGAAAACGAACTTCGCGGAGATCATGCAGCAGAACGGATTCCAGTACACCGGCAAAACCAGCTACGACGGCCAGTTCATCTTTGGCCGCGAATGGCGCAAGACTTCTAACGTACTCTGGTACGGCGAGATGGAATCCAGCTTCCGTATCGAGGCTTACGAAAGTTACGGCTACCCGATGGTGACACTGTACGAAAATGGCCGCCAGATCGACCGCCGTGATTACTCCAGCCCCAAACGCTGCATCAATGCCCTGCGCGAAATCCTCAAGATTCGCGGCTACGAATTCTAACCCGCCCAGCTCCGCAAGGAGCTTTTTTTCTCCCTATTTTACGAAAAGAGGTGCGCTATGGCCACAGTCATCATCACAATCAAAGAGCGCATTGCCAGCGCACCGGATGGCATTGAGCTTGTGTGCAATAACCCCAGCGACGTGATCCAGTTCGACTTTGACGCCGAATGGGACGCGCATGTGCTGAAAACTGCTCGCTTCTCTTGGCAGCGAAAATATATTGACGTGCCTTTCAGCGGCACCGAGGTCAATGTGCCGGACGTCGATAAGACAAATTATGTCGAGGTCGGCGTCTATGCGGACGGCCTTACATCTACGCCCGTGAAGATCCCCTTTAAGCATTCCATCAAAAGCCTCGGTGGTACGGTGGAAGCACCCAGCGCAGATGCCTATGACCAGATTATTGAGCTTATCAATGATAATGCTGTCAGAGGCCCAGCTGGTGATACGCCAGAGCGCGGCGTCGATTATTGGACGGATGCAGATGTGGCTGCCATTAAGGCCCATGTGGAAACGACTATCTTGGAGGGCAAATGGTAATGAGTGTGAAAGAGTTATTGACTGGGCTCGCTGATTCCATCCGCCTCAAAAGCGGGAAATCAGGCAAGATGACGCTGGAGGAAATGGCTGCTGCGCTCATGGGCGTAACCGTTGAGGGCGATGTTGGCTTCACATGTGGAACATTTACAGCATCCTCCACCGGATCAGCCAAAACGATTCAGCATGGCCTTGGACAGGAGCCCGGTGCAGTGATCTTTATAAAAGCAAGTTCCACGGATTCACCAAGCAGCAGTAGCAACACGACCTTTTATGACTCGCTCTTCTGCGTCGTATATGGTAAAGAGTCTGGCTACAACTACTGCTATCATTATTACAGGAAAACATCATCCAGTTCTTCTTCATACACAAGCAGTCGGTCATGGTCAAGTTCCTCGTCCACAGCAGCCAGCATGTTTGGCAGTGGAAATTCCACCAGCAACTACTATATCACCAACATCAACGAAACCAGTTTTACTACACCAAGCAAGCTGGTTGCTAATAGGAAATATGTCTGGATAGCATTCCGGGCTGCACTGAAATAATCCCTCGTTTATCTCTCAGGAAAGGAGGCAATCCGTGAGCAATCCCTACCGCTTGACCGACAACGGTTATGGCGTCGCCGATTTCAAAAACGGCGGCGCTTTTTTGTTCGACGAAATCGACCTGCCGCTGATCGAGCGGCATACATGGCACCTCGGAAAGCGCGGCTATCCGGCCACGCATTATCACGGGCGCACGGTGGTGTTTCATCGCCTCCTGTTCCCGGATGCGAATGGCGAGGTCGATCATATCAACGGCGACAAGATGGATAATCGTCGTTGTAACCTGCGCATCTGCACCCATCAGCAGAATGCTTTCAACCAGAAACGCCGCAGAACCAATACCAGCGGCTTCATCGGCGTAAGCCCTGTGAAGGATGCGCCATTTTATGAGGCATACATCCATCTGCACGGCAAAAAGCATCATCTCGGCACGTTCTCAGATCCCAAGCAGGCAGCCCGCACCCGCGATGCTGTCGCCCGGTTGGTCTTTGGAGAATATGCCCGACTGAATTATCCGAGGGGAGGCCGCCGCCATGGCAAGAAGCAAGTATAAGCCCACGCGCTTTATGCTGCCGACCTCCCATTACGATAAGGAACGCGCCGACCATGCTGTCAACTTCATCCAATCGCTCAAGCATACCAAGGGTGTGTGGGCCGGTCAGCCGTTCCTGCTTTTCGATTGGCAGGAGCAGATCGTCCGCGACCTGTTCGGCATCATCAAGCCCAACGGATACCGGCAGTTTACCACAGCCTTCGTTGAAATCTGTAAAAAGGCGGGCAAGTCAGAGCTTGCCGCAGCTATCGCGCTATACCTGCTCGCTGGCGACGGCGAGGAAGGCGCGGAAATCTATGGCTGTGCCAATGACCGTGGACAGGCGTCCATCGTATTCGACGTTGCGAAGGACATGGTGCTTCAATGCCCGGCCCTGCTCAAGCGCATGAAGATTGTGGAATCGCAGAAGCGCCTTGTCTATACGCCGACCCGATCAATCTATCAGGCTCTGTCCTCAGAGGTTGCTTCCAAGTACGGCTACAACGTTCACGGCTGCGTATTCGACGAGCTGCTGGGCCAGCCGAACCGAAAGCTCTTTGACGTTATGACCAAAGGCTCCGGCGCAGCGCGAAAGCAGCCGCTCAACTTCGTCATTACCACCGCAGGCTCCGACAAGAATTCCATCTGCTACGAGGTACACTCGAAGGCCATGGATATTCTGGAAGGCCGCAAGCATGACCCGACCTTCTATCCGGTTGTTTTCTCTGCGCCGACTGAGGCGGACTGGACTGATCCGAAGGTCTGGCTCTCCGTCAACCCTTCGCTGGGTAAGACGGTTGAGATCGACTATTATGCTGCAGCCTGCGAATCCGCTAAGCAGAACCCCGCCGAGGAAATGCAGTTCCGGCAATTCCACCTGTGCCAATGGACAAACAGCACAACTCGCTGGATGCCCATGGACAAGTGGGACGCCTGCTCTTTTCCGGTGGATCAGGAACGTCTGCGCGGGCACCTTTGCTATGGCGGCCTCGACCTTTCCAGCACCACCGACATCACGGCCTTTGTGCTGGTATTTCCGCCGACGCCGGGCGACGAGGACGGTAAGTATGAAATCCTGCCGTTCTTCTGGCTGCCCGAGGAAACCATTGACCTGCGCGTCAAACGCGATCATGTGCCTTATGACATATGGGCGCGGCAGGGGTTGGTCTTTACCACCAAGGGCAATGTCATCCACTATGGCTATATCGAGGAATTCATTGAGGAACTCGGTATGCGGTACAACATCCGCGAGATTGCCTTTGACCGCTGGGGCGCGGTACAGATGACGCAGAATCTGGAGGGCCTTGGCTTTACAGTTGTGCCGTTCGGTCAGGGCTATAAAGACATGAGTCCGCCGACCAAGGAGCTTATGAAGCTCGTGCTGGAGGGGCGCATCGCTCACGGCGGGCATCCGGTACTGCGCTGGATGATCGACAACGTGACCATTCGCTCCGACCCGGCTGGCAATATCAAGGCCGATAAGGAAAAATCCACAGAGAAAATCGACGGCGCGGTTGCCACCATCATGGCTCTGGATCGTGCGATCCGGCATGAGGGCGACGGCGCTTCTGTTTATGATGAAAGGGGGCTGTTCTTTATATGAGTGTATTCGGGAAGCTGTTCAAAGCGCGGG